ATGTCGAGATTGCACGCACCCTCAAGCCGCACGGGCTATTCACGGTTGCCGATCGCGAGCAGTTGGCGCAGATGGTCCGGGTTGAGCTGATGCTGGCTGATCTCGAGAAAAGCATATCCACCACGTTGATGGAAGGCGCCACGGGCTCGCCGATAGCTGACCCGCGATTTCCCGCCTACCGCGATCTACTCAAGCACCTCTCCGATCTCCGGCGCGGGTTCGGAATGGACCCTGCTTCTCGCAGTCGAATTGATGTACCAGAAAGTGAACCCGACGAAGGCGACGGTATGGAGAACATCATCAGTGGGAGTTTTGGCTGATGTGGCGGCTATTGCTCGTCCTGCTGATGGGAGCAGCCGCCGTGACTGAGACGTTTGCTTATCACGACTATGCGGCGGCGGTACGCTCAGGCGAGCAGGTCGCGTGCAAGTGGACCCGCCTCGCTGTTGACCGATGGTACTCTGACCTCGATCGCCAGGGAACCAAGGGGTTCCCGTGGGTGTTCGACGAGGCGCGGGCACAGCGGTACATCGCCTTTACCCGTCGCCTGTCTCACACACAAGGGTTCTCCGGCAACTTCGAGCCGGAGCCGTGGCAGCAGTTCGCAATGGCCAATATCTTCGGATGGGTCGATCCGGATACCGGCTTTCGTCGTTTTCGCAAGACATACCGAGAGGTAGCGCGCAAGCAAGGCAAGACGTTCATGGCGGCGGCCGAGGTCAACGCAGCTCTGCACATCGACAACGAGCCGGGAGCGGAGATCTTCTGCCTCGCTGTTGACCGCGATCAGGCAATAAAGGCGTACACCTACGTCCGAGAGCAGAACGAGAACCACCCGGTCCTCGCGAGTCGGTTACGGTTCTACGCCGGCCAGGCTCCGAAGATGGTAGGCAGGAAAAGCGCGGACAACCCGAACGGGCTCGATACCTCGACGCTGGTTCGGCCTGTAACCAAAGACGCCAAGAAGCAGGACTCCTGGAACCCTCACGTTGTCCTGGTCGATGAGTACCACGCGCACCGTACGAATGAACTGATCTCGGTCTACGAGTCCGGCATGGGCGCACGGCGGCAGCCGCTTACGCTCATCATTACTACCGCCGGCACCAATTACGACAGCCCCTCCTACCAAGAGGAGCGGGCGACGCTGACAAAGATGCTCACCGGCGAGATCCCGATGCTCGAGCGATACTGGGGGATTATCTACACCCTTGACGATGGTGACGACTGGACCGACGAGCGGGTATGGGTCAAGGCAAACCCGAACCTCGGCGTCTCGGTGTATCCCGACTATCTCCGCGACCGCGTGGCCGAGGCGATCGCCAGCCCGCGAAAAGCTGTGGACGTACTGACGAAGAACTTCAATGTCTGGCAGAAATCCGAAAACCGATGGTTCCGTCCCGAGCGCTGGATGGATGGGAGCGTAACTGTTGACGAGGAGCAGCTGGTTGGTGTCGGCGCTTGCGGCGGTCTCGATCTCAGCCTCACCACTGACATCACCGCTCTTGCGTGGGCGTTCCCGGAACAGGACGGGCGGCACCCGTTGGTGTGGCGCTTTTTCATTCCGGTGGTCGGCCTGCAGGACCGTATTCGGCGCGACCGAGTGCCGTATGACCAGTGGATTCGGCAGGGTTGGATCATCCCGTGTGAGGGAGAGACCATTGATTACGATCTCGTAGCAAAGACCATCCTTGAGGACGCCGAGAAGTTCGGTGCGACCCGTCTCGGCTTTGACCCGTGGCACATTGGCGAAGGTCGGCTATCGGCAGAACTACCAACACATGAGTCAGCCGTCGCTGTCGTTCGAGCGGCTGGTGATCAACAAACAACTCGCGCACGGCGGCAACCCGGTCATGCAGTGGATGGTCTCCAACGCCGAGTACAAGAAGGATCGACAGGGAAACATCATGCCGATGAAACCGGACCGTGACGCATACGGGAGGCGCATTGACGGCATCCCGGCGGCGATCATGGCGCTGGATCTGGTGCGGGGCGGGGCGCCATCATCGGTGTACGCTTCCGAGGAGATGATGGTCTTATGAGGCTTTGGCCGTTTGGAACGAAACAGGAGCAACGTAACGCCGAGAATCCGGGACATGCCATCACTCCCGATGACGTGTACGGGAGAACAGTGACCGGGAAGGTTGTTAACCCGGACACTGTTCTGAAGGTCTCCGCAGCTCTTGCGTGTGTCCGCGTGCTCGCTGAGTCGGTTGGATCTCTGTCGTGGATCACGTATGAGCGGGTGAGTAGCGGCGGTAAACGACGAGCGACTGACAATTATGCGTACAGAGTTCTTCACGACCGACCAAACCCACTGATGTCGTCGATGGCGTTTCGTGAGCGGATCATGAAAGACCTACTCCTTCATGGCAATGCGTACGTCTACCGGGAGAATGGACGTTATGGGGCGCTTTCCGCTCTGTGGCCGCTGGCCCCTGTTGCCGTGACCCCCATCATCAGCAAGAGCGGAAGAGGCGTCCAGTACCGGGTCACCAGCTCGACCGGATTCGACGGGGTATATGGCGATCAAGAGATCCTCCACGTATCTGCCCTGGGTGACGGCGTGGTCGGGAAGTCGGTCATCGCATACAACGCGGGCAGCTTTTCTCTCTCCATGGCCGAGGACGAGTATGCGCAGAACTTCTACGAAAATGGAGCGTACCCCGGTGGAGTGCTCGAGGTCGAAAAACCACTGGGTGACGAAGGGCGGAAGCGCCTGCGGGCCGGCTGGTCAAATGCGTACTCCAATCAAGGGGCCCACAAAGTAGCGGTTCTCGAGGATGGCATCAAATGGAAGCCCATGACGGTGAACCCGAAGGACGCTATGGCGCTCGAGTCTCGAAAGTTCCAGGTGTCGGATATTGCGCGGATGTTTCGCGTTCCTCCTCACATGATCGGAGACCTCGAGCGAGCGACGTTCTCGAATATCGAGCACCAGAGCCTTGAGTTTGTCATGCACTCACTGCGGCCATGGCTCATCCGGATCGAGCAGGAGTTCAACTGGAAGCTGTTCGGCCTTGAGCGGGCTGATCGCGAGTTCTTTTCTGAGTTCCTGATTGACTCGATGCTCCGGGGGGACATAAAGAGCCGAAACGAAGCGTATGCGATCATGCGGCAGAACGGCGTAATTAACGCTGACGAGTGGCGTGAGCGCGAGAACCTGAACCCGCTGCCGGATGATGCCGGGAAGAAATACATCGTCCAGCTCAACATGCAGGAGCTCGGATCTATCGGGACCGCCGGCGTTGAGAGAGCGTTGAGCAAAATGGCGAAGAGGGAGGCGATATGAAGAAAGCAGTACTTACATGCCCGGCAGAGATCAGGGCTGACTCTGAAAACGACAAGCCGAAGATCAGAGGAACAGCGGCTGTTTTCAATGAGCTGTCCCTCGACCTCGGCGGATTCCGTGAGCGGATCATGCCGGGGGCGTTTGCCAAGACGTTGGAAGAGGGAAGCACCAAAAAAGCGTATTGGAATCACAACAGTGATCGGGTCCTCGGTTCTACGAAGTCCGGGACTCTCGTTCTGGAAGAGCGAGACGGCGGGCTCTATTTCGAGATCGACCCGCCAGAGTGGGCGGCTGAGCACGTCGAGTCCATCGAGCGTGGAGACGTTGACCAGATGTCGTTCGGTTTCCGAACCGTAAAGGACCGATGGGCAAAGGACGAGGACGGGCGCGTTATCCGCGATCTCGTCGAGGTCCAGCTCTTCGAGGTCTCGCCGGTTGCTACCCCGGCCTATCCGCAGACGGACGCGCAAGTTCGGAGCGTGGACGGGCACCGATTGCAGGAACTTATCGTCCAGGCTGATCACGATCTGATCGATGAGTCGGGACGGGAAGAATTGCGAAGCGCCATCGTTGAGCTGAACGAACGGATCGAAGCGCACCACTCGGATGAGCCGGACCACGCGAAAGCGGAGGAAACCACTCCCGAGCCGGACGAGCGGAACGACGAGGAAGACCACGGCGCGAAGTTGGACGAGCGGATCTCTGATCTGGCTCTATTCATCTGATTATCCAGGAGGGGACTATGTTTGACGTAAACAAGCCGAGTATCGCTGAACTGCAGCGACTCAAGAGAGAGCGAAAGGGAATCTTCAATAAAGCCGTTGAGGCGCGAGGCGCTGCCAAGGAAGCCGGCGACGAGACCGCTGAAACCAGGAGCAAGATCGACGCGATGCTCTCCGAGGTTGAGCAGTACACCGCGAAGATCGAACAGGAAGAGCGGGCACTCGCTGTCGCCGATACCATCGAGGAGTTCGAAGACAAGCGCGCCGATCAGGACCAGGAGACGCCGGAAGCCAAGTACAGCGTGGCGTTCCGCGATTTCCTGCAGCACGGGATCTCCGAGATGAGCCCTGAGAATCGCGGCCTGCTGACGCAGAACGCCGTTGACACCCGCGCTCTGGGCGTGGCGTCTGGCGGAGTTGGTGGCTACCTCGTCCCCGAGGATTTCTACAACCAGGTTGTGGAGATCATGAAGGCGTACGGCGGCATGCGTGCGGCCGGAGCGACGATTCTGACTACCAGTGGCGGGAACGACATCCCGATCCCGAAGGGCGACGACACCAGCAATGTCGGCGAGATCGTTGGCGAAGGCTCTCAGGTTTCCAGCGACGCAGATCCCACCTTCACGCAGATGGTCCTCAAGGCGTACGACTACAGCTCGAAGATCGTTCGGGTTGGTTACGGGCTCCTGCAGGACGAGGCGGTTGGATTCGAGGCGCTGCTGGCCAACATGCTCGCAACCCGCATCGGTCGCATCACCAACACGCACTTCACCACCGGCGACGACACCGGAAAGCCTGATGGCGTTCTGAACTCGGCGGCTGACTCGAGCATCACCTCCGGCAAAGAGACCAGCATCGCGTACGCCGATCTCGTGAGCCTCATGCACTCGATCGATCCTGCCTATCAGGCGAACGGTCGGTGGATGTTCAATGACGGTACGCTGGCGATGCTCAAGAAGATGGTCACCGCCACCGAGAAGATCCCGCTCTGGACCCCCGGCGTTTCGCTTCGCGAGCCGGATACCATCCTGGGCAAGCCGTACGTGGTCAACCAGGACATGCCCGCTCATACCACTGGGCTCAAGGCGATGATCTTCGGCGACTTCTCGCAGTACTTCATCCGTGACGTACGTGGCGCGGCGATGATGCGACTGACCGAGCGGTATGCCGACTATCTCCAGGTCGGGTTCATGCTCTTCTCCCGTCATGACGGTGGGCTGGCCGTTCCTTCGGCCATCAAGTACCTGACGGTCGGGTCTGACTGAGTAACCGGGGGCGGCGCATAGCCGCCCCCCCACTCACCCACAGGAGGGGTGTAATCATGGCAATCAAACTGTATGAAAAGATGAAGGTTGATATCCCGATTCAAGCGGTAGCGCTCACCGGGAACGCGACCTCCAAGTACTACGATCTGAGCGGATACGATCGCGGACTGTTTGTGCTGAATTGCGCGGTCATGGGCGACACCGAAACTGCGAAGATTGAGGTATTTGGGGCCGACAACGCCGCCGGCACGAGCGGCGCGCTCATCGCCGGCCACACCGCAACCATCACCAGCCCGGTCAAGGGGACGATCGGATACATCCACGTCAACAGCCCGGACGCGGACGATGAGGTGACCGTCAACGGCGTGACCTTCACGAAGAAGGCAACCAAGGACGACGCCGCGAATGAGTTCGTGACTGTGGCAGATCTGGCGGCCCAAATCACCGCTGCAGGGATCGGGCTCACCGGGACGGTGGACAACACCAACTATGTGTTGATCACCTCAACGGTGCCCGGCGAAACCGTGGTTACCATTACCGATGCGGCAACAAAGCTGCCCCCGAGTCTTCGGGCGGCGCAGGCGTTCGTTGAGGTAGACGAAACCGCTGGCAGCCGATACGTGGCAGCCAAAGTCACCGTTTCGGCATCCGGTGGGACTGTCTGCAGCGTGGATCTTATCCGTGGTGACGCCCGGAACATGTCCGTGCATCAGGCGACTGGGGCGCAGTATCCGGCATGAGGGTCAAACTGACGCGGAGTCTTCCGGTCGACGGTTTGCTGTTTGGTGAGGGGTCAGAGCTTACGCTCGGCCCCGACTACGCCATGGCACTGATCGAGCGCGGAGACGCTGTACCGGCTAAGCCAGAGGCAGAGCGGACGGCGGTGGACGTACCGGAAACCGCAACGCCTCGGAAGCGAAAGGCCACCAAGAAGGCGGAGGAGTAGATCGTGGGACTCGTCGGCCTGAACACCGCCAAGAGCTGGCTATCTCACCTCGTCGAGTCGTTGGGGCCGTCTGCCCCCGGCATGACCGACGAGGATCTGCAGCGCT